ACTTGGCGGCGCCATTCTCTTCGTGGGACAACAACAACGGAACGTGGACGTTGCCGAACCTGCAGGGCCGCACGCTGCTCGGGGGGACACCGGGAGCCTTGGCAGGGTCCAACTCCGTAGTGCTGACAGCGGCCAACCTGCCCGCCCACCGGCACTTCAACAACGTCGGGGCGACCGCCACTGCGGGAGAGCACAGCCATTCTGGGTCTGCCAACAGCGCCGGGCAGCACAGTCACAACGTCACCGCCGGGCAGCACAGCCATCCGGTAACCGACCCCGGCCACGCTCACCGGGGCCAGCACGGACTCAACGTGCCGACCAACTTCATCGTCACGATGTGGAACGGGGAGAGCACCCTTGACGGGATCGTGACCGATTCCAGCCACACATGGCGAGTCGGGGCGATGCCGTTCACGACCATCGACAAGACCGACATCACCATTCCCAGTAGCGGTGCTCACACCCACGCCGTGACCCTGACCGGGTCCCACACCCACACTGTGAGTATCTCCTCTGCAGGCGGTCATACGCACAGTCTCCCGCCAGAGTCTGCTGTGGGAGAATCACGTTCTGTGAACACCACCCCGTCCCACTTGGCCGTCACGTACTACGTGAAGATCTGAGGCAGACATGCCTAGCTCCCCCTACCCCCTGTTGCCAGACCAGAACGAAACTGGAGATGGGCCTTCTGGCCCGGACATCATCGTCAGGTACCCTGCGGGACCCATGGGTCCAACGGGACCTACCGGTCCTGCTGGCGTGGCAGGGTCGATGCTCTTCCTTCAGCAGGGGGAACCCATTCCTACCGGTTTCGTCGGGCTTATCGCCAGACCTGCGGTCTGAGAAAGCTGTAGTATCGAGCCGTGACTGATCTTGCTTTCAAGGAGAAGATCCGCAGTATCTCGTTTGGTGCTCCCCGTAAGCCTCGTGTGATGGTTGACAGGGACAAGGACGTCAAGCATGTGGAACTTGTCAATGAGTACAACGGCAGGCGCGCCGGTTACGAGACACACAAGCCCGACGGCACTTGGGATTGCACAATGACCCCTGATGTCGTGAAGCTCCCCCTCAACAAGGAGTCCTGAGCAATGCCCTTCCCTACAGCAAGCAGCCTCTACGCAGCGAACCTTCTCGCCGCATGGGGAGCGTCGGCAACCGACATCGACCTCGACAGTACGACCCCGACGAACCGTATCAAGGTCGCCTTGTACAACGACTCCATGAATCAGGACCCGCTCGGTACCACTCCCCTCGGGTACAGCACCACTGGCGAACTCTTGCCCACCGGCGGCTCGAACTACACCACGGGCGGGAACCCCGTCGGCACAGTGACGTGGGCGGTCAACGGCGGCCTGCTGGTCTGCTCGGCAGCCTCGACCGTGTCGTGGGCGAGCGCCCAGTTCTCCAACGTCTTCGGCTGTGTGGTCTACGACGACGGGGCCACCTCCCCGGTCGCTGACGCCTGTATCGTGGCGGTGAGGTTCGGCACCGTCGGCTCGTCGGGTGGCGGTACGTTCACGATCGACTGGGCTGATCTGACCACGCCTGCGGTCAACAACGTGATCTTCACCATCGACCCGCAGCCGTGAGGTGACCCGTGGCTGACAATGTCGGTTACACGCCCGGCTCTGGTGAGAAGGTCGCCACCCGTGAGGTGTCCTACTCCGGCGAGACCGCTCAGGCGCAGGCTGTCGGCCTCGTCACGTTCAGTGGCGCAGACGATGCCAAGACCGCAACGGACATCAGCGACGCCAACCCGTTGCAGGTGTCCGAGATCGGCACGCCGCACTCGCTCATGTCCCGGCTGCTCATGCTATTGCAGTCCCCGCCGGGCTTCGACTCGCTTCTGCGCCGCCAGCGCTCCACGGCAGTGATCGAGTCAGGGACCATCACGACGGTATCGACCGTGTCGTCCATCAGCGGCGGCACGATCACGACGGTCACCGGCCTCACGAACATCGACGGCCGCAACGGCTCCATGCTCATCAACGCCACGAACATGAGCGCATGGGCCGACTGCCACCGCGCTCGCATCACCTGAAAGGCCCAGCCTCATGGCAAACACGTTCAAGAAGGTCATCGACCGTCAGATGTGGGCGCAGACGACGCCGAACATCGGCGCTCATGCGGCGGGGGCGAGTATGGCGTCAGACCTCCGCAACAACGCGACGCGCAACCCGTTCGTGTACTTCCTCGGTAACAACACGACCCTGCGGCGATTCAACATCGTGCAGAAGTCGTGGCAGAACCTCGCCAGTCCTGCGCTGGGCGGCACCTTCGGTGCAGGGTCCACGTCGTGGTTCGCTCCGAGCTTCGGCGCGGTCGGCACGATCGCCGCGGGGGCCACCACTACATCGGTGGTCATCTCGACGGCGCTCCCGTCGGCGGTCGGTGTGAACATGCTCGCCAACCGGGGCGGGTCAGGTGACCTCGGCTACCGCCTGCGGATCATCGACACCACGGCCGGCAAGACCGAAGAACGGTCGATCGTCGCCAACACCAGCGGCACAGCCCCGGTGATCACGGTCGACGCAGCGTTCACGTTCACCCCAGCCTCGGGTGCCCGTTACGAACTGCTGTCGGGCCGCTTGTTCATGTTGGGGGCCAGCACGCTCGCTGCCTCGACCTTCCGCTCTTTCGAGGTGGCGACGAACACCTACGCTGATCGCAGCAACACGAACCTCGCGGCGTCGATCACGACGGACTCCGCAGCGACGGTGCTGGACGAGCAGTACGTTCCCCACAACCACGCCCCCGGTGAGGGCATGGTCAAGGGCAGCTTCACCTACGACACCGGCCTGAACTCGCTCACCGCCACCGCATCGGCAGCGAGCACGCTCACCGGGCAGGCGAGCGGCGGTGACGCCGTCATCGCTGCGAACGAGTACCGCAACTTCCAGATCCGCATCGTGGCCGACTCGACCACACCCGCCTCGGTCGGTCAGCGGCGAGTCATCCTGCACCACACCGCCGGGGCGTCGCCGGTCTACACGCTCGGCGCGGCCTGGACGACCCAGCCGAGTGCCACCGCCAAGTACGTCATTGAGCTGCCGAACCTCGTTCTGCTCCGCACGACGGCGAACACCGCCACCTACGTCTACAACTTCTCTGACGCCTCCTACACCGGCAATGTGACCATCGCCGCCAACGCTTGGAACGCAACTTGGATCGCCGCTGCCCCCGGCAACCACGGCGCAGGCAACGTGTGGGCACCGTCGTGGGGCATCCAGCCCGACACGCCCCGCAACGCACGCCACGCCTTCTGCTTCAACTTCCGCGGCGCGACGACCACGCTCGACCTGCTCGACCTCTCCGGCGGCACCGGCTCCCCGACCGCAGGCGCACCGCCGCTGTGGACCGGCGCTGTCACCTACGACGGCGGCTTGGACAACATCGCCACCGGCTCCACCGCAGCGCACTCGCCGTTCGGCAATGAGGGGCGCTACACCTACATGAACATCTACGTCGCGTCGCAGGTGTCGCAGATCTACCGGTTCGACGCAGCGAATCGGGTGCTCTCCCCGCACGTCGCCACGGACTTCATTCAGAGCGGCTCCGCAGTGGTCGGCCAGAGGATGGCAGCGTATGCCGCGATCGACGGGAGCGACCTGTACGACGTTGTCCTGTTGCAGTCGCACCTGTCGCAGTTGACCCAAGAACTCATCCCCCTCGTCTGACCGGGAGCGCCGATGACCCTCGACGACCTCAAGCTCATCCTCGCCAACCGGCTGTCGACCCTCGGCCAGCAGCGAGGCCACGCCGTCACCATCGGCAACCTTGAGCGGGTCAACGAACTCGACGCCGAGATCACCGACACCGAGTTGACGATCACTCAGCTCCAGAGCCTCCTGTAACAGCTCATGCTCCTGACGCTGCTCGCCCCTCAGAGCGGCTCCGGTAGTCCGGGGACGGTCGCCCCTGCTGCCGTACAGGCTTCGGTCAGCATCCCCGCACCGTCGTGGGGCGAGTATGCGGACATCGTGCAGCCGCCGATCTTGCAGGAGACCGGGGCTGACGACGCCACCTACAATTCTGCTGCGTTCACGTCAACGCAGACGTGGCAGTGGACGGGTACGTCAACCAACTCCAGCACCGGCGCTTGGACCGGCTTCCGGTTCAAGATTCCGGCGTCCATCGACCGCACGACGATCACGGACGTGCGCCTCGTGCTCACGACGTTGGATGGTGCTGGGGGCACCGCTACCACGGCCATCCGTGTGGAGCAGGGGCCAGCAGCGCAACTCTCCAGCTCTGGTGCCCGTCGTCCTGACACTCTGTGGGCATCCATCGGTGCTGGTTCGGGGGACACGGCTCAGGTGGCGTGGACCCACGTTGGCGCCGCCGCTGACGCCACCAACACCTCCCCGAACATCTCCGCTGCGGTGGTGGCGGCGCTGGCGTCCATCAACCAGAGCACCGAGTACCTGAACGTGATGATCGGGCCTACCGGCTCGTCCACTTCTCGCTACCGCACGTTCTCACACGACGACTCCACCCCGGCCCGCAGGCCGCAGCTACTGGTCACCGCTCGGCAGCTCGTCAATCCCACTCCGACTGTGGCTCCAGTCAACGCCGCCACGTCGATCCCGACCCCGACATCCACGCCTCCGATCAGCATTGCCTACACGAACGGCACTGCGCTCACGTTCAAGGATCTCCCCAACTCTGCGCCGGGCGGTCGAAATCTCTCGCTCTGGCTCCCGAACGGTACTGCGCCGGAGACCGGTTGGCCGCTGTTCATGTGGATTCATGGCGGCTTCTTCTCCCAAGGCAGCCGCAGCGAAATCCCATCGTCCCTTGTCAACCAGCTGCTGGACCGAGGTATCGCTGTCGTCTCGGTCGACTACCGCTTGACCGAAGCCATTGCTGGGGGAGCGTTCGCAGAGGCGACGTTGTCGAACGGCAACGAGGCGTCGTTCCCGCTCGGCATTCACGATGTGAAGGTTGCGCTGCGCTTCTTCCGCAGGGACAAGCTTGAGTCCAACCTCTACAACATCGACACCGACAACACGATCATCTCGGGCCACTCTGCGGGCACCTCGATCGCCCAGTTCGTGGCCTTCACCAAGGGCGACACGACGACGTACTCCGGCATATACCCCGGCTCATGGCCAGCTGGGGACATCTTCAACCCGAACCGGCACCAGCGTCCAGCGCATGTCGGCAGAAGCAACGGTGCCCCGAACACGTCGTACCCATTCGACTTTGGCCAGAACGGTGACACGATCACCGCTTCCGGCAACTCACTGACGCTCAACAACAGCTACACGATCAAGGGCATGTTCCTCTTTGCCCCCGTCGTATCGCCCCAGAACGCTGTCAACCCGACGCTCACGCCCAACGGTTCCAACCGGATCGTCATCAGCCTCGGACGCAGGTATCTGGTCTCTCGGTCTGGTCACGCTATCTCCGAGGCTTCTATCGACACCACCGTCTACGGCGAGCTTGATGTCGACAAGTACATCAACCCCGCATCAGGCTCGCCAACGATCAACGAGCCATACCGTGGCAAGGCGGCTGTCGTCCCTGACTTCCCGATCGGCATCGTGTTCGGCACAGCGGACGACCTGACGACCAAGGCCGCACACTACGACCAGCTGGTCACGGCCTTGACGAACGTCGGGTACGTCACCGGGCCACCGACACCGGGCGTCATCTCTTCTGAGAAGCTCACCTACTTCGAGTTGGCTGGCGTCGATCACGAAGGGGCAAAGACTAACGCCACCGGCATCGCCAACTTCTTCAGCTGGCTCGATGCGTTCTCAGATGTCATCATCTCGCCGGAGTCGGTCGCAGCCACCAGTAGCATCCCAGCACCTACGTGGGGATCTGGAACCCTACCTACTGCAGTCGCAGCAGTTACGGCCATCCTTCAGCCCCTGATCAATTCTGGGACACTGCCTACGGCGGTTGCAGCAGTTAGTGCTATACCAGCACCCGGGTGGGGACAGCAGGCTGTCCCGAGTTCCGTTACCGCAGTTACTACCATTTCTGCTCCTGCAGTCAGCTCTGGAGCAACTGCATCTGTTTCTGTAGTTGCCTCAATTAGCACTATTCCAGCACCCGGGTGGGGCGCCGGACCACTGCCTACTGCAGTTGCGGCCACCAGCAGCATCACGGCACCTACGTGGGGTTCTGGGACAGTTCCCGCTGCAGTTGCAGCAATTGCTGCCATCCCCTCTCCCACGACCAGCTCCGGGGCAACTGCGCCTGCTTCTGTGGTCGCTGCAGTTACTGCTATCCCAGCGTCACTGTGGGGAGCTGGACTAGCGCCCGCTGTCGTTACGGCCACGGCTGCGATTCCTGCGCCGGGAGTTTCTGCAGGAATCTCACTCACTCCTTCGGTAGTAGCAGCGACGGCAACAATCCCAGCCCCATCGTGGGGAGCAGGAACGCTGCCCACTTCGGTGGGGGCGGCTGTCTCGGTGCCGGAGCCGAGCTGGGTAACGGGAACGATGGTTGGGCCATCTGCTGTAGCGGCAGTAGCCGCCGTTCCCACTCCGCTCTGGGGATCGGGAATTGCGGCTGGAGTTGTCGCCGTCGTCTCGTCCGCTCCCACTCCGGCCCTCTCGATGCAGATCACTGCCTCGATAGTTGCAGCGGGCACGTCTGTTCCAGCCCCATCAGTGATCAGTGGCGGGGCAGCCACCCCGAGCGCTGTTGGGACTACTGCAGGTATCCCGGCTCCGTTCGTCTCGGCTCAAGGCACAGCGCAGCCGCTGCCAGCGGTAGCCACATCTCAGATTCCCGTTCCAATCCTGATTTCCGGGTCTCGGCTGGTTCCTTCCGGGCTACAGGTAAGCGCCTCAATCCCTACCCCCACTCGGAAGGTCAACGTAGTACCTGCAGTCGTGGTTGCGTCTGCTGCCATTCCGGCGCCTGCTGCCACTGGCCAATGGATTGTGTCGGCCAGCACTGTCTCTGCCAACTCGTCATTGCCTACTCCGCTATTCGGTTCTGGAGTGGTTCTCAGTGCCGTTGTAAGCTTTGCTGTAGTACCAGAACCTCAGGCTTACGGCCCCGACTGGTTGGCCAGCACTCAAGTAGTTGCAGTACTGCCCCAACTGCCTACACCAAGAAAGTACGTTCTCCAGCCTGTTGTGTTGACCCGAAAGAACCTCAACGGACCAGAGACTCCTATCGGGCAGATCACATGGTTCGATGGGACCGTCGAAACTCCGGTCGATCTCTTCTGGACAACAGGATCTTGACCCGGACTCAGGGAGTACGATCTTAGGTATGTCGGCCGTCTACAGCACTCCTGACTCAGGGCAAGGGTCGTCATCCCGGAAGCAGGCCCCTCTGCGGCGAGACCTCACCTTCGTTCGGGGTGACCACCTCTACGACGGGCCGTTCTTCTGGGAGAACCGAGTGTGGACGCCCGAGCGGCCCGAGGATGAAGACGGGCTGCCCATGTACCACACGTCGGAGACCGTCCCCGAAGATGTCGACCCGTCTCCGACGACTCTCGTGGTTCCGTGGGACAAGAAGTACTGGTTCAGCGAGATGCGGAGTTCCTACCTCAGCACGATCCGCTACTTCAACGGGTGGGTCCCGTGGTACGGCACTCGGCCGAACATGCAGTGGTACCAAGCGTCGTCGCTCGGGGCCATTGGTGACGTGCGTGCGGTGTACAACCCAGAAGAGGAGGGGACGGAGGTCTACGTCGACTACCTTTCCGACCGCACCCAGCAGCTCAACCCCGGCGGGAGGTACCGCTGGGACCTCCGTAGTGCCTCTGTGTGGGCTGAAGAAGAGGACGGCACTCCCAAGAGCTTCTGCAAGACCCAGACGCACCTGAGCGGTGGTGTGCAGGTTCTGGCGTCGTGGACGCTGGGCATCCCGATGGGAGGGCCGTGAGCGTCCCCCTTGACACCCCGACGAACCTTGCCGACCGGGCGCGCAACATGCTGCGCGACTTCCCGGCCTTCTTCGAGGAGACCCATACCCCCTTGACCGACACCACGGTCAAGCTCAGCCGCATGATGGTGGCCACCCTTGATATACGGGCGTTCACCACGGGGACCGCTGTCCCCACAGCCAACTACATCGTGGACACCCGTAACGGGGTGATCCGGTTCACTGACGTGACTGGCATCACCGAAGGTATCTCGATCAAGGGCTACTACTACGAGTGGTTCTTGCCTGAAGACCTTGGTTACTACGCTGAGATCGCCATCTCTGAGCACACCCACAACCGCACTGATGTGACGTCGTTCAGCGACTTCTCCACCGAGGAGAAGCACGCTACGGCCGTGCTGACAGTGTGCCTTGCGCTCGGGTCGTTGATGAGCGAGCTGGCGCTCGACATCGACGTGTCGACGCCTGAGGGCATGATGATCCCGGCCCACATGCGATTTCAGCAGGTGCAGCAGCTCTTCCAGTACTGGCAGGCGGAGTACACCAAGTATGCAGCCATGCTCAACATTGGGCTGGAGCGCATCGACATCTTCGATCTGCGCCGCATCTCCCGCCTCACCAACCGCTACGTGCCCGAGTTCCGGGGCCGTGAAGTGGATGATCCCCGGCCCCCGGTCCGGGTGTTCCCGGAGATCCCAGCGGAGATGGCATCTCCAGAAGAGGGCGGTTCCGAGGGAGCTGGGGCCTACAACCCGGACTACGGGCTGGCCGCTGACGGGTGGACGACTCTCGGCACCAGTGGGGGCTGACCTGTGCCAGTTGACGTTCGGCGTGAGATCGCCCACATCAACAAGGAGTACGAGGCGTATCACCGGGTGATCGGCGAGGAAGTCGTCTGGTTCCGCTTCGACTCCGTCAACTCCCGATGGGACGACACCTACGACGAAGGCGGCCGGAGGTATCTCCCCGGCATTCGCCTCCCGGCCCTGTGGGTGGACCAGATCGAGGACCCCGAGCAATACTCCGGTGAGGGGCGTCGCCCCCGCCAGCGCATCAGGTTCGCCGTCTCTGCGGAAGAGATGAAGCAGCGGGGTGTGGGCGCCGAAGAAGCTCATGGCCGACGGCTGAATGACCCGCCCCCAGATGCCCCCTTCCCTGCCCAAGCAGGGCGCCCCCTCGGGCCATGGCTCGATGATCGCCTGAACGACGTCGTCTACTACGACCACCGGTACTACTCGATCTCCAACTTCCAGATCAGAGGTCGTGCCCAGTACACCGATGCGATCGTCGGTGTCTCCGGTCTTGAACTGATCCCTGATGACGAGTCGATCTATGACTTCTTCCCGGACGACACTCAGTTTGGCGACCCCCTGCCGCCTGAAACTCTCGGCATGCCCCTACTGGCATTCAACGACCAAGACAACGTCTACTACCTGAGCTTTGAGTCGTACAACCTGACCGGGTCGACGTGGACACTGAGGCTGTACTCAGGCACCACGCAAGTAGGCACGATGGCTGTCAACAGCAGCCAACTGGCCAGCGGGACCGTTGTGGCGACACTGTCGCAATCTGCAACAAACGCCCTGCCTGCTGATGAGCTGAAGTGGATGCTGACCCAGCAGTTCGGCCTTGCCTCATCGGTGGTGCTCGAAGGCACGCTGTACGTCTTGGACAGTTTGCAGGATGCACTGGAGCTAGAGGTCACCGGGGACAACGTCGCTGAGATCGACTTGGAAGCGGTTGTTGACTCCTCGGCCGTCTGGACTCTGTGGTTCGACACGGCGCTGTCTGAGGAGTCCACATGGCAGGCCGTCATCGAAGACGACGGCGAGGTGGTCGCCAGCTTCGTGGTCGATTCGAGTTCTCAGGCAACTGGCACTGTTGTGCTACTGCTGCCCGAGTCTGTGGTTGGTAGCCTTGACGAGGGCACGACCTACGTCTGGAAGGTCTTCCAGACGGTTCCTTCCGAGCCTCCCTTGCTTGTCCTCAGGGGCACTTTGACCGTTCAGGAGTCCTGATGCCAAACGTATGGAGCCAAGGCGGCAAGAAGTCGACCAAGGTCAAGGTCGGGCTGCGCTCCCCTCTTGGTGACGGTTCAGAGGCGGTTCAGGCTCACGAGGAAGAGTACGACCACGACGCCTTCCTGACCTCTACGGAGGCCGAGGACACCTACGCTACCAAGGCGGAGGTAGACGCCATTCCCGCTGGGCCTACTGGCCCTGTAGGGCCGCAAGGAGTGGCAGGTCCTACCGGAGCGACGGGCGCCACCGGCCTTCGGGGGTTCACTGGGGCGACTGGCCCCACCGGGCCAATGTCGTCTGCGGTCGGACCATCTGGCCCACGAGGCTTCACCGGCCCGACCGGTCCAGCGGGGCCGACTGGCCCTGTCGGTGCGACGGGCGCCACGGGACAGCGCGGCCCGACCGGCGTCGGCATCCAGCTGGTGGGCAACGTGACCAACCTCAACCAGCTGCCGCCCACCGGGCAGACGGGGCAGGCGTACACGTTCAACGGGGACATCATCGTGTGGGACGGCACCGCTTGGGTCAACGCCGGGCCGTTCCGTGGCCCGACCGGGCCTACTGGCCCAGCTTCCACCGTCCCCGGTCCTACTGGGGTTCGGGGGTTCACTGGTCCGACCGGGCCTGCAGGATCTACTGGGGCCACTGGCCCGACAGGAGCTGCGGGGCCTATTGGTCCGCGAGGCTTCGTCGGCGTCACTGGTCCGGCCGGTCCCGCTGGGCCGACGGGTGCTCAGGGGGGCACCGGACCCACGGGTCCGGTCGGACCTACCGGGCCTGCTGGACCTACAGGTCTCCGAGGCGTTACAGGTAACACCGGGCCAGTTGGGCCTCAGGGCGCTACCGGGGCAACAGGGATGACGGGGGCTGTTGGCCCGAAGGGCGACAAGGGCAACACCGGGTCGACTGGCCCGGCAGGCGCTCAGGGCCAGCAGGGGCCGACCGGTCCTCAGGGCTTGCAGGGAATCCAAGGGCCGCAGGGAGTGCAGGGGCTGCCCGGAGGCACAGGCCCCGCAGGCCCGACTGGTCCCGTAGGCCCCGCTGGTAGCGCAGGTGCTGCGGGCGCTGCAGGGCCTGCTGGACCGGTTGGAGCAGCTGGCGCAGCCGGTGCTACGGGCGCTACAGGGCCGACAGGCCCAGCGGGGACTTCTGTCACGATCAAGGGGACTCTGTCCTCTACTGCCCAGCTGCCCGAAACTGGCAACACTGTTGGTGACGGTTGGATGATCTCAGGCAACCTGTGGGTCTGGAGCGGAACTGCGTGGCAGAACGTGGGAGCCATTCAGGGTCCACAAGGTCCTGCGGGCGCCACTGGGCCTGTCGGACCTCAAGGTGCTGCTGGGCCTGCTGGCGCTGCAGGGCCTGCTGGTGCTGCAGGGCCGCAAGGAGCGCAAGGTCCAGCAGGGGCCGCTGGGGCCGTCGGTCCAGCAGGGCCTGCCGGTCCACAGGGAACGCAAGGTCCACAGGGAACGCAAGGTCCAGCTGGGGCGGCCGGGGCCGCTGGCCCTGCTGGCCCTCAGGGGCCGATCGGCGTGTCCGGCGCTGGGGCAAGCCACATCACTCTGGTGGGTAACGGCTCCGCCACGAGCTTCTCGATCAACCACAACCTGAGCAGCTCCGATCTGCTGGTCGTCGCCACGAATGCCTCCACCGGAGTGCAGGTGCCGGTTTCGGCGGTGACCACTCAGGGCGTGAACGCCGTGAGCGTGTCGTTCGCCTCTCCCCCGACCACCAACGGCGTCCGAGTCATGGTCTCGGCTCCCGGATCGGCAGGGTTCTCCGTTCCCACCATCCGTGGGTTCCTGACCCAGACGAGCAACCTTCCCACAACTGGTGGCCCCGGGGACATGTACGTCGTCGGCGAGGATCTCAGCCTCTACGCATGGGGGATCAGCCCGCCAGCCACCACTCCAGCGTGGCACTTCTGTGGCAACACTCGCGGTGAGCAGGGGCCTGCAGGACCTCCGGGCACCATCGTGGGTGTGTTGCCTTCCGGCGGTACGCCTCCGGCAGGTACCCCCGCTGGCACCCTGTGGTGGGTCGCTGACCCGTCCTCGACGCTCCCCCCGCCCGACCTGACCCCGACGCTGGTCGGCACCTCCTCGCTCTGGACCAACGACCAGACCCTGACCCTGCCGGTCAGCTCGGCCGGTACGCCGATCGTCACGCAGGACGGGGACGTGGCGGTGCTCATCGTGACCCACGGCTCTACGGCAGACGTCCCGACCCCGGCGGGCTTCGACAACCCCGGCAGCACCAACGCCTCCTACGTGGCCAACGTCAACAACGGGCAGGCCCGGATCTTCACCCGCACCTGCCCGGCGGCGATGGGCAACATCTCGATCACCTCTGGGACGGGCAAGCTGGCAGCTTCGCTGCTGATCTTCCGCAACGTCACACTCGGGGCCGGAGGTGTCGTCAACGCCATCAGCGTGTCGGCATCGAACACGTCCTCGACCAGCCAGACGGCCCCCACCGTCACTCCGACGGCGAACTCGATCGTTGCGGGCTTCTGGTTCGAGCGAGTTGGCCCAACGGGAAATAACACAGTCGGCGCCACGATTGCAGCCCCCGCTGCGTTCACCAGTGGCGGTAACGGCGGCATCACTCAAAGCACGGGTGGCTCGGTCGTTTCGGCCGCTGCTGGCTACGATCTGACCGTGAACCAGACTGCAGGCCGCCCCACCGGCACCCAGACGTGGGTCAAGACAGGAGCGGCCTCGACACAGCGAGGCGCCTTCACACTGGCGCTGACCAAGAAGACGAGCTGACCCATGCCGTTGCGGATGTGGCTCAACCCCGGTTGGGCGGACGGCACGGTCAAGATCGGCACCGGAGGCACGGGACTCGCCGATGGCACACTCAAGGAGTGGCCGTGGGCGGGCGGGGCCGATCTCGTCGGGGACCTCAAGACGCTCAGCTACGTCGGGGCGCAGGGCTTCGGAGGCGGTGAGTGGGCGAACAACACGCTCTATGCGGCTTCGCAGCTGTTCACCGACTCGCGTCTGGACCTTGTGCGGGACCGGCTCATCGGGGCCGTGGATCTCCGCATGCTGTCGGGCACTGCCGGAGTCGACAAGCTGGTGCTGAGCTTTGACAGCTCGGCGTCGGTGCTCGGTACTTCGACAGCGGTCTCGTCCATCACGACGGCCCAGTGGGCCTCAGTCATGATCCCCTCCCCCGTGGGAGGAGCCGCTCAGCCCGCAGCGTTCTGGGACAACCCCACCTACCCGACGAAGTCAGTCGTTCCGGCGTGGCTCGGCAAGCAGATTCTCGCCCCCCTGATCCGGGACGCCAATGCCGTACCCCAGCTCATTGCGTGGGCCAATGCCAACCCTGCGGCCAAGAAGCAGGTCATCGGGGTCAGCGACACCTACGCTCACTGCCAGTCCCTGAAGGACGCCGAGATGTATGCCGTACAGCGCTGGGCCAGCGCTGCCCCATCGGGGTCAGACATCTCGGCAGCATCGACTTACGGCATCTACGGGTTCCTCGTCAACTCAGCCTTCCTGACCGGCACGATCATCAACTCGATCAAGACTGCTGGACTGAAGGTGTGGGTGTACAACGCCGACACCCCGGCGCTGGTGAAGCAGTGGGCAGACCTCGGAGTCAACGCCATCTACACCACTGCGCCGATCGCAGCCCTCACCGGGACCCTTCCCCCAGTTCCGCCCCCTCAGACGATCTGGGGTTATGGGGCCGAGTCGTGGTCAGAGGTGCAGACAAAGATGGCTGGTGGGCTGGGAGTGCCTCGGGTCGTCCGCTCCTACAACGGAACCAGTAGTAATGCCGGGCCGGTGATCCCTGCCGACCTCCGGGGCCGACGAGACCCTCAGAACAACTATGTCGTCATCTGGGACTCGTGGAAGCCTGACATGGCAACCATGAAGTCTCCCTCAGCGTTGGAAACCATGGCGACCAACGCTGTCAACTACCTGACGGCCAACATTCCCATGGGACAGCAGGTTTATTGCACCATCTGGCATGAGCCAGAAGAGACGTCAAACACTGACGCATACAACTGGCGTAAGCACTTCTCGTCTACGTCTGAGTGGCAAGCAGCGTGGAGGGCTGCTCACACTGCTCTATACAACAAGTTCGTGATAGCCAGAGCAGAAGGCCACAAGTTCTATGTAGCGCCGTTGATCTGTGACTGGACCATCTGGAATACAGGTAAGGGTTCAGCTGCGTCGTGGTACCCGCTCAACTGGACGACTTACGACGTGATGGGGTGGGACATCTACGCAACAGGGCAGAAGACATCTGCCACCAATAAGTCCATCTGTCGACTTTGGTGCGATTCTGACTACGTAGTGGTTCCGTATACAGACCGTAAGTCGACCGAGAACCCCAACGGTCAGGGCTGGTACGCCATCGAGACTATTGCTCGTATGGCTAGAGAGCGGAACAAGCCGTGGGTCAACGGAGAGACAGGGTTGGTTAGAGGAGATTCTCTGGTCCCGGCCCCAGACCCCTCCAGAGACCCACTGGAGTACAGCTCGCACTTCCGGTACTCAGGCAGGCAGCGCGCCCAACGGTCTTACGACATGATCCAGCACTGTGCTTCACTGCCGAATCCTCCCCTCCTGTGGTGCTGGTACGACACCACTGGCTGCAAGGTGAGCGGCTTCCCCGGAGACCCTGCCGGTTCCGGCGGCGGCGATAACTGGCCTGCAGGACTGACCATCGCAGCGTGGAACAGTACACTGGACCCTGCATACAACGGCGTGCCTGACTGAAGGAAGTGACCTATGGCAGGTCCTGTACTGAGTAATGCTGATTACGGCTCGCCGACGTATACCGACGACTCCGATAACTGGAGGGCGCAAGACGTCGTCTACATTCAGCGCAGGTCGGTTCTGCGGTTTCCGACTCAGGCGGCGCTTGAAGCCAACTCCCACAACCAGTTCGGGGCGGTGGCCTACGTCGCCGTGGACGCTGACGCCGATGACGACATCGAGCCGGGCGCTGAGCCGTACTTCACAGGGAACACGGGCCGCAATGGTGCGGCGGCTTGGCGTCGGTTCATGCACTCCCAGTACCTCAGGATTCCTGAGGCCAATGACACCGACACCTCGGTCCGGGTTCGTCACAGCGCTGCGTCCTCTGGGTTGAGTCTGCGCTCGACGGGAGCGGTCCTAGCAGAGACCCGGCTGGAGGTCGGTAGTGGCTCGACTCAGAGCGCCCTCGACCCCAACCTGCTGAGTCTGCAGAACGGTGCGAACACCAGAACCGTGCAGGTCAATGGCTCAGGGCAGCTCGCCGTCAACGGGACCGTAGCTGTTACCGGAGTAGTGTCCTCCGGGGGCATCAGCGCTACAACGATCACCGCCACTGGCCTCGTGGAGACCGGCTCGGTCAACGTCAGCGGCAACCTGACAGCGACCGGGACTATCGGGAGTACGACTGGCAACCTCACCACAGTCAACTCCACAACGGTCAACTCCACGACCTTCGCCTCGGGGTCGGTTCGACTCACCTCGACTGGAGTCAGTCGGGTGGACGGGGCGTCAGTCTCGCTGAGCCTCAACTCCAACTCAGAGCTGGCAGTGCTGGCCACCGGAGGCTTCACCTTCCGGACTGCATCTTCTGGGCAGACGGCAGCGCAAGTGGCCGGTCTCGTGGTCTCCACCAGCCCGCCGAGTGGTACCTACCCGCCCGGCACCATCTGGGCGCAAGTCGCCGGGGCGTAGGTCGTGCTCCCCTTCCGAGTCCGGTCAGGCAGCACCTTCGTTCAGCCGACGACGGTGTGGGTCCGAGCCACTACTACTGGTGGCGGGAGTGAGTGGCGTCGGCTTGCCCAGATGAGCGTCCAGCAAGGCAGTTCTTGGGTAGCCACCGGCACCTCGACCTTGTCCACCCCCGACATCGTCGTTAGCTCAGGGGCAACCGGCAACCCGCCGACGCTGACTCTGATGCCCCCGGCAACCGGCCCGGCGTCAACCAGCTATCGGCTGGAGGAGTACCGCTACAACTCTCTCGGCGGAAACCGGACGCTGCACCATGTGCAGGCAGGGGCATGGGGGGACAGTGGGGTAGTGCTCACCGTCAACACAGCGCCGCCCTCTGGGACCAAGCTCTCCTACGAGCTGTACGCCATCGGGCCGACCGGGGTGGAGTCGGCCCCTGATGTAGTGCGCTGGCAGATCGGCTCCAACGCTGTGACCGAACAGCAGCCGGTCTACGGGTGGAACCCGGTGGCGTCGGACTGGCTCAGCCCTACCACCCACTTCAACCTGACCGCTCCCGCCCCAAGCTCCTCGACCCGGGCACTCACCAACGCCTATGACAGCGCTGGTAACAGCACTTGGTACGAACAAGAGACCATCAGCGGCACTCAGAACATCCCGTGGGGCTTGATAGCCGAGATCTATGGGGACGGCAGTGTCCCGATGACGATCAACATGACATGGAAGGGCACCACCAAGCGGCAGTTGGCCGAGGTCCGTGTCGTGTATCGAGGAATGACAGGAGCCTTGAATACTGTCCTTCATTCCCGAGGCCGCTCAGTTTGGGAGCTGACAGGAGTTCCCGGGGGTGGAGCAAAGATTGGGTTCTGCACTGGAGTGTCAGACGGACCGTTGGTCTACACCTCCGGAACGATCACCTTCACGGGACTTTCTCGCGAGTACTCCTCGGGGGGAGTTGTTCCGGTCAAGTGTGTGCGGTCCCCGTACTACGGGTTCTTCTTCACTGACTACGCCCGGGCAGCAGTGTTCGACCTGCGAATCAAGATCAGAGATTGGGTAGTGGTGGGGCAGGAAACGGTCGTCATTACCCCAGCAGTGCCCGGCGTTACTTGGTAGGCTTGAGGGCAGGACGCACCAGAGGGTGCCCCTACAGTTCGCCTATCCAGTAGGAGCCTGTCGTGGCTGGATTTCAGATCCCAGCTGACCTTGTGCGTGCGCTAGAGGCGCAGCTACTGGAGTATGGGCAGGCCGCTGACGAGGCGTTCGGCATTGCCAGAACTACGATCCAGACCGAAGTCATGCGGAGAGCTGAGGCTTCCCCCCGCTGGGTCAAGGTTGCCGACGAGATCGACACATGGGATGAGAACGACCGCTTCTGGATCGGAATACGGTCATCTGAGTTCGTGTCAGAAGCCTTCGCTGCAGAGTACGGCACGGAGGACTATCCCCCGGACCCTCTGATGCGGACCCTCGACCAGACGGCTCGGGTGGCCGGTCTTCGTGCTGACGGCTTCCTGATGGCGCGCCTCGGCGGCCGGGCGGCGATGGCCTGATGTCGCTCGTACAGGTCAACCCCGAGGCAGGCACCGGGTTCCTCCTAGCTGAAGAGGCCGCCCTCAAGAAGTACCTCGCTGGGAGCATCAGCCTGCCCCGGCCCCGTAAGGCCAATGCCGAGGTCCCGATCTACTTCCGCTGGCCCTCGTCTGAGCGCACGATCAAGTACCCCTACATCACGATCGACCTGCTCGACATCACGCCTGCCTACGACCTCTGGCACAGCAGCGTCAACGTGGCCCACAGTCCTGCCCTGTTCGAGGACTCAGAGACTGGAGATGTCAGGGAAGGGCTATATTACCCGTCGGTAACTCCGGACGTGCTACCGGATGGGGTTGACATCTCTGACTTTGGTCTGCAGATGGGGGACTACCTCCCGTACCGGCTGATGTTCCAGATCTCGACATTCGCCTCAAGTCCCATTGATGACCGCATGATCCACGCCAACATGATCATCAACGTCCTGCCCCCACGGCCCTTCTGGATCGGCGTCTCGGCAGATCATGTCTGGCGCAGGTGTGAACTCATGCAATGGACTTCTGCAGATTCGCAGGAGACGACCGAAGCTGGGAACAGAATGTTCAGAAAGGTCTACACGATCTCTATGGAGACAGAGATCCCAACGACTACTCTGCAACAGATCCCTGAAATCGAACGCCTGCACGTTGACATCTACGACAAGGAGTTTGGGGAGCCTCTCGCTCCCACTCACGACATCGAAGATGATCACAGTACAGCTCTCGACACGTTCACCCTCGAAGCACCGCCATCAGGCCCATAGACCAATCGTCTCCACGAATCGTCTTTCCCTAGCACTTGCGCCCCTGAAGGAGCCATTCTCATGTCCACATACCGCCGCCCCGGCGTCTACTTGGAGGAAACGGTCCTCCCCGGACCGAACGAGTCCGGCGTCGCCAGCTCAGTCACGCTGTTCGCTGGTAGTGCCGCTCGCGGCCCGTTCCGTACCGCTGTCCGCTGCGATTCGTGGACGGACTACGTCGCCCGGTTCGGGGGCTACGAGCCTGCGGCAGGGGCATCGGTCAGCTACCTGCCGTACGCCGTCTACAGCTACTTCCAGAACGGGGGTCGGATCTGCTACGTGTCCCGTGCGGTCAACGACACCACCGGGTCCGCCGCTGAGTACCCTGTGGCGGGCGAGTTCGACTCTGGCCCCAATGAGGGCGACGCTGGTAACGCCTTCACGGTCAAGGCGGCCAGCCCGGGGGAGTGGGGTGAAGAACTCAGCATCGCCATCAGCGTCGACATCGAAGCGGGGAGCTACTCACAGGTCTACACCCTGATCGTGTACCGGAAGGACTCGATCGGTAACGATGTCGAGATCGAGCGCTTCCAGAACCTCTCGGTGCGGGGTGACGTTCCCGGCACCAAGCGGGTCGACGTGGCGGTCAACGACGAGGTCTACGGGTCCCGCTACATCGAGGTGACGGGCATCGACACCACCGTCACGCCGGATGCAACGGCCGGGCCGGTGGAGTTGCAGGGTGGCGCTGACGGCACTCTGCCTACAGACGTAGACCTCCGCACTGCGGCAACGGAGGGGGCGGCCGAGATCGAGGGTCCAGTAGTGGTGAACATCGTCCCCCACCGACGCAACGACGCTCAAAGCACTCTCGTCCAGAGTTCGATCGAGCCTTCGGCCTTTGGCGACCGAACTGACATCTTCGTGATCAACGACGCCGCTCCCCCCCGGGGTTCTGGCGAGACTGCCACCGCCTACGCCAGCCAGATCCAGCAGGGAGTCCCGCTGGTGCAGACCGGCCAGTCCAGCTCGTACGTGGCGGCCTACGCTCCGTGGATCGTCGTCAACGACCCTGCTGTGCAGGGCGGCACGATCACGATTCCGCCGGGCGGTGCTGTGGCTGGCGTGTACGCCCGCACCGACGCCACTGAGGGCATCTTCCGGGCACCGGCCGGGGTGATTGCGTCCATCTCCAACGCCGTGAACGTGGACGCCCGGTTCAGCGAATCAGATCAGGCAACGCTCAATGCCCAGCAGCAGATCAACGTGATCCGGCCGGTGCCCGGGTCCGGGATCGCCATCATGGGTGGCCGTACCCGGAAGAAGTTCGGCGTCGACAAGTACGTCTCTGCTCGCCGGACCCTGATCTACATCAAGGAGAGCCTCAAGTCTGGCTCCTCCTTCGCTGTGTTCGAGAACAACGATGAGCGCCTGTGGACCCGGTTGCGGTTCACCGCCGACAACATCCTGCGGCCCATCTGGTCCGCTGGCGGTCTCCGGGGTACCTCAGCTGCAGAGGCGTACTACGTCATCTGTGACGAGTCGGTCAACACCCCTCAGGTGATCGCCTCCGGAGAGGTCAGGATGGAGGTTGGCGTGGCACTGGAGTACCCCGCTGAGTTCGTCGTGATCCGTGTGTCCCAGTACGACGGCGGCAGCACCGCTGAGATCCAGACCTGACCAAGGAGTAGAAGATGGCAGTTCCCACGCTCAACGAACGGACCCGGGCAACCGCTGACCCGATCCGCAACTTCAAGTTCCAAGTGGAGTTCATCCACCGGGACGGCAACATCGCCAAGGCCATCAACCGGATGGGCTTCACCTCGGTGGAGGGTCTGTCGATGTCGACCGACGTCTCGGCGTACCGAGAGGGCGGGTGGAACACCAACCCGCACAAGCTGCCGGGGCAGACCGACTTCGCTCCCATCACCATGTCGAGCGGGGTGTTCTACACCAAGCCCGGCATGTGGGATCTCGCTCGGCAGATGTTCTCGGTCCAGTGGGGCGCTGGCTCTCTCGGTGTCGGTGCCGAGTTCCGCTTCGACGTTGTGATCCGAGTGCTGGACCACCCCGTCACCAAGGGCGCAGGCTCTGGAGTGCAGGGCAACCCCTCCGGCACGGTGCTGACCTACAAGGCGTACAACGCTTGGGCAGCAAACGTGGCGTTCGGCGGGCTGAACGCCGGGGACAACGGCGTCCTGATCCACAACATGACGTTGCACCACGAGGGCCTCGAAGTCATCTACCGGGGTAGCTGACCCCCTACGTCACTGAACCACTCAAAGGAGCAGATCAATCGTGCCACCCATCTCTCTCGACCCCATGCAGCCCCCCTCCGACACCCCTTGGTATGAGGAACTCGAAGCAGACTCCTTCGGGGCTGAGATTCCCTCGGAAGCCGAAGTGCGCCGGGCGGTGGCGGGGGACCGCCCGGTGCTCCCCGAGGCCCCAGCAACGGCACTCACCCTCCCCCGGGGCTACTCCAGCGCAGGGGTGACCCACACTGAGGTCGAGGTGCGCGAGCTGACCGGCTCTGACGAGGAGTACCTCTCCCGGTTCAAGGGCGAGGAAGCTGTCTTCGACGGCCTGATCGCCTTGGGAGTGGTCAGGATCGGAAGTCTCGACCTCAGCGAAGAGCCGGTGAGTGCCCGACGACGCATTCTCGGGACGCTCCTGATCGGAGAGCGTCTGCAGATCTTCTTGAAGATCGTGGAGGCCACCTTCGGCAACGAGAAGGAGCTGCGGTACACCTGCGCCTCCTGCGATGAGACACAGGACGTCACCGTCCTCCTCAATGAGGACTTCAAGATCAACGTGCCTGAGGGGCTGCAGCAGGTCTACGAGTTCACTCTCAGGTCGGGCAAGAAGGTGACCTACCGGCTGCTGGTCGGCGATGACCTCACCGAGATCTCCGCCGATCAGAAGAAGTCGGTGGCTCAGGCCAACACCGCCCTACTGAGCCGCATCATCCTTGAGGTCGACGGGCTTCCTCCGGGCGACCCGGAGGAGCTGGTCCGCAGCTTCTCGATCGGTGACCGGGACCGCCTCCTGCAGGCCGTGGCCGACAACCAGCCTGACGTAGCACTGAGCCTCGACATGACCTGTCTGAGCTGCCACGAGGAGGTAAAGGTCCCCGTTTCTTGGGGCCAGCTCTTTCGAGCCTGACGAGAACAGTCTGTACGCCAGTTACGAGGCACTGGCCCGAGGCTTTCCGGGGTGGTCTCTTACTGAATTTCGAGCCTTTACCGTCCGGCAACGGACCTACTGGCTCACCTTGCTGAACTGGAGAGTGCAGAGTGGCTGAACCCGACATCTCAGGAGTGGGCCAAGCGGCTCGCCCTGTAGCGTCAGGATTTGAGTTCAAGGTCCCCGGGCTGGAGAAGACTGCCTCACAGCTGGCAGCGGTGACCTCAGAACTCAACAGCCTCAAGAACGCCCTGCAGTCGATGTCGTCCCAGCAGGGGCAGCTCCTGCAGGGAGTGAACGGGATCTTCTCACAGGTGCAGGCCGGAGCCAACTCCACTGCCTCTGCGCTCAACAACGCTGGGGGCGGTGGTGGGGGCACGACATCCAGCGGCATCCCGTTCAACTTCAGCGCTCCGGGAGGTAGTGAGGCCAATCCGTTTGCTGCCATGACTCGGAGCTTGACCGCTGACTCAAGTATTGCTGGGATGCTGTCGGCAGTCATCCAAGCGCCGATCAAGTATGCGTACGGCAGGTTCGAGGAGGCCCGGGCGAACGCTCCCACAATCGCCTCAGCGCTGGGTTCGACAGCTACTCTGAGTGGCAAGACCATCACTCAGTTGATCGAGGCACTGCAAGAAGGCACTCCGGTTCAGGGCGACCTCAACAACGTGCTGGGCGCCATCAACCAAGCCTCCATGATCGGGTACGGGAACTTTGGCACGGCTCGGAGTGGGGCGTTCTTCGAGGGCGTTCGCCAGATGCAGGCCCTGACCCCGGGAGTAGGGGCGACGGATCTCGTCAACATGCAGGGCAACTTCCTGAGCAGCACCCAGACGCACCAGAGATCACTCATGCTGACCGGCGGGGCCATGAGCGGGTTCGGTAGTGGGGCAATTCCCAAGACTCTGTCGGAATGGGCAACAAGCACCCTGAAGTGGTTCGAGAGCCAGCGACCCGGCGCTCAGCGAGGCAAGAAGTTCACCAAGGAAGAACTCATCACCCAGCAGTTCCCCGGGTCGAACATGGACGCTTGGTTCTCCGCTACTGGAGTCCCGGAGTACATGCAGCAGTACTTCTGGCAGTACGTCATCGGCGCCGCTCACACCGGTAAGAACGACTTCGTGTCGATCATCGAGGCTCGGGGGCCTGATCTGGCGATGTCCCGGCTCCGCACCCAGACGGCGCAGGGACGGCGAGAGTTCCAGATGCTCGGATCTGCGTCGAACTACGAAGACTTCAACACCCGTGAAGGCACAGATCGGTACTTCGAGGCCGCTCTGGGCCAGATCGACAGGGGCCTCGGCACCGTGTTGGGGGCCTTTGGAGGAGACCTCGTGTCGAGGATTCCGACCCCGCTGGCCAACCTGTTGGTCAACGGGGGGTTGGGGATGTCGACCAACGTCGCTAGTTCTCTAGCCTCCTTCTTCTTCGGAGGAGGCGGTAGAGGACCGGTCGGTGACCCCGGCGGGAGAAGGGGCGGCCGTCGAGGAAGGGGTCGGGCACTGATCGGAGATGCCTCCGCAGGGTACGGAGTGTACGGAGGGACCACGACGGCTCACATGGACCCGAGCTTCTCCCGCAGGCTGGAAGCCATGATGGACGCCAACCCCCGGCTGCAGATCACATCCGGCTTCAGGGACGGCGCCCTGCAGGGAAGACTGTATGAAGCCGGAGTTGGCATGGTCGCTCCTCCGGGGCAGTCGATGCACGGTCGTGGGTTGGCCGCCGACCTTGGCCCTGAGTCAGAGATGGGGTGGATCGCAGCCAACGCCGGAAGGTTTGGTCTGGAGAGCGGCCTGAATCACGATGAGCCGTGGCACGTCGGCATGCCGGGTACTGTCCCCGTCGGCGACCCCGTACCCGACGTGGTCAACGTAGTCCCCGTCATTGGGCCGGTCGCAAACATCATTGGAGATTTCCTTGCCGGGCCGGGCGGCGGCGGCGGCGGTGCTGGCGGCTGGATTGCCGATCAGGTGCCGGGCCTTGACGCTCTCCAGAATGTGGCTTCCATGTTCATGGATGTCTTCGGAGGGATCAAGAAAGCCTTCAGCGGAGACTTCTCAGCGCTGTTCGGGGACGGCGGGCTGTTCGACATTGGGTCCCTGAAAGACAAAGCTCTTGGAGCTATCGGTAAGATCACCGGCCTACCTCTTGGTGGAGGTGGTGAGGGCTTGATAGACGCCATCGCTGGATGGTTGGGCGCAGGTGGGGCAAAGAAGTCTCCCGTCAAGTCAAGCGTCGACTACTCGCAACGCTCCTCAGGCGGCATCAACGCAGGTGAATTTGGAGCACTCGGCCCGGTCTTTGGAGGGGGTGCATATGCCCCTGCCAGTGTTCGCAACATCTACCAGAGAATGGGTGTTTCAGGCTCAGTAAGAGGTGTCGACGCATCAGGGCAGCAGCCAGCAATTCTGGCTGCACTGCGAGCCGCTCGATCTGCAGGATTCAGTGGAGACAACCTAGTTATTGCGGGAGCAGTGGCTGGCGCAGAATCCACATGGAACCCAAGAGCGCACAACACGAAGGGCGAAGATAGCCACGGTCTATGGCAAATCAACATGACTAAGGCAGCGGGGGGTCCTGACAGGCGCCGGGCGCTTGGGCTGAAATCTGACGACGAGCTGTTCGATCCATTCACCAATGCTCGGGCAGCGTGGTATGTGTCTAACGGGGGAGCTAACTGGAGGCCGTGGTCAGTCTGGAAGAACACAAGCGCCGCTCCGTTTGTCGATCCTGTGTATCAAGTAGCCAAACAGGCGGGAATGGTCGGCGACCCTCGCAGCCGTCGCTCAGCTGCTGTGGGCGATGTTGCCTCAATGGCAAAGTACAGCCCTCAGGTCATGGTTCCCTCGGTAGTTGCAGCCCCGGTCTCTCAAGGGTCACTGACCGCAAATGTCAGCTCTACCCCAGTTGTGATCAACAACAGCTTCAACTTGAACGTCGCTGGCGGGGAGGCGGACGCCCGCAGGGTGGCTGAAGTGATTGCTGACCACCTCAACTCCGTAATGGCCAACAACCAGTACTTGAGCAACTAATGACGATCGTACCTACCAGAGTCAACCAGTACTCTCCCGCTAACCCCAAGACATACGAGAAGACTTACTGGGATGACGTAACCAACACGCTGGGGTACAAGGTTGCCTATGGGGAACTCAAGTCAGGCTTGGGAGGTGCCTCCCAAGCAGTAGACGACTTCCTGCGGAGAAACGGCCCTACCAACCCGAAGTTCTCGACTTCTACTGCTGGACGACTGACCCCCAACCAGAGCCGACTCAAGATCACCCGGGGGTTCATCAGGAGAAGCTCACCAGACTCTGGGGACTCAATGAGTCTGGCCAGCCTGAACTTCATGTACAACCCGACAGAGATCGTCAGGGATTACGTGAGCTACCTAGATCAGGCAGCGCTGGACCCCTTCAACACGGTCTACAACTCCGGCAACCTGATCGTCGCCCCCAGTTTCGTCAACTTCAGCTTCACCCTGCTGTTCGACAGGCAGATAGAAGCGGCGGCACGTACCACCCGGGGGGTGCTTGACGACTACAAGTACTTCGACATGGTGGTCAGAAACGTGCCCCCCTCAAGCGGGTCGTCAGGTATCCCTGACAACGGCATCATGATGGCCAATCCCAAGGACATCACGGTGGTCTTCTCCAAAGACCTGACTGTGCAAGGACGCCCTACAAACGCTCGGGTCCAGTTCATCAAGTTCGACAGGAACATGGTCCCTACCCGGATGATCGTCAGCCTGACGATGATCATCACCTACTTCGGCCCGATCAGGCAGGCGTACGGATTCGACACGTACCAATCGACTGGCGACTACGAGGCGCTGGTCCCTTACAGTCAGGTCTACAGCGAGGAGTACACCACCGAGCAGCTCAAGGCTGCCACCAAGGGGTACAACGATGCCCTCGCTGCAATCTCGTTTCTTGATGCAGCTCAACCGCGAGAGTCTCCGTACAGGAACTCTGCAGGAGGAGTAGGAGCAGCCGACGCAGCAGTCACTGGAGCCAATGGGGTATCTGTTCCCTCAAACACCAGCCTGCAGGCCGCCACCCTTGCTGCTGCCAAGCAGCGCGCATCCGTCCCCGGCGTGTTCTACTCTTCTCCGAATAATCGCATCGGCCCGAAGGGCTACGACTGCTCTGGCTTCGTATCCATGGCGTACAAGGACTGCGGCGCCTCTGATGTCCTTCCCGGCCCGGGTTCGACCTCGTCCATCCACGCTGAGAACGCCAAAGCAGGGTGGAAGAGAAAGATGGCTTTGGTGGTCTCTGGGGTGAATTCCTACGACGAGTACCGACAGTATGCTCAGCCCGGAGATCTCTTGCTGCGAGTCAACTCCCCAAGTGGCAGAAGCGGCCATATTGCCTTCTTCGATGGGTGGGACGGGGAGAAGGCAAAGGTGGTCCACGCCACCAATACTGGTGGCCCAAACGGCACTGTCGGTGCCGACACCATGAGCAAGTCGAACCTCAACACCTACAACTTCTTGATCAGGCCAGCCGCATCAGGATCACTAGGGGCGCGATCGGTATGAACCCGAACTCCCGCTACACCTCTGCCGACTACGTCTATGCCCCCAGCCATCGCTATGACGCTGCGGGGGTTCTCGTCACTGGGGACAACGATGGGCCGAGCTTCAAGACCCGGCAGGCTCTGTACCGACTGCAGGTGCTCCCACTCCCGGAACCCCCCAGCAACACCTACATGGCCAAGGTGACTGACTCCTTCCCGCTCATGTCCAAGCGGTTGTTCAACGACTCCGAGCAGTGGTGGGTGCTGGCCGAGGCCAACCCGCAGGTTCGGCATCCTCTCGACCTCAAGGCAGCCGACGTCCTCTTCATTCCGACATGACGGTCAAGGTCTCCGTTCCGGCCTCTGGGCTGAACGTCCCCATCTCCTCGCTGAGGATCGGGGGCGAGGTCCAGAAGGAGATCGTCGTTGAGAGCGTCGACATCACCATGCAGGCGGGTAGGCACACCTCGGCGAAGCTGAAGTGCAAGATCGCCAGTCGAATCGTGGCCTCACTGGAGGCTCAGCCCATCTCGTTCGAGATCGGCGGCAGCCCCTCGTACTCTTTCCGGGGCTACATCTACAAGATCGAGAAGTCGCAGAACCTGCAGGCGCAGGTGGTCTGCACGATCCTTGCCGTAGAGATGACGGCCAACGCCAAGACTCCGGTGTTCGGCCTGATGCGGAACGCCTCGGGGGAGGACATCGCCAACCGGGTCCTCATGGGGACCGGGCTGGACTACTACTCCGAGGGAAGTGACGTGAAGTACCCCCGGTTCGCCCTCACTGGCCGGGACGCTTGGGAGTCGGTGGTATACGGAGCCGAGTTGACTGGCCGGATGGTCACGTCGCTCAACGGGGCGTTGTGGATTCTCGCTCCTATGGATGAGCTTGACAGGGGATCTGCTGCCCTCACACTCAAGAAATCTATCGACACCTACGCATCTGGGGACCGCACACTGCTGGACTTCGTGCCCGGAAGTCGCCGCCCCAAGTTCAGCAATCGGGACCTGCCGAAGGCTGCATGGTTCGCCCCGGACAACTCCATCCGGACCGAGAATCCGAAGGTACTGGAGACGAGCTACTGGCTGCAGGACGTCTACCTACCCTCAGACGACTACGCCAAGGCGCTGTTCGCCCGGGCGAGGCGGAAGCAGCAGATGGGCCAGACCGCAATGGTCAGGGCAAAGCTGACTCCAGAAGCAATGCCGGGCATGACCGTCGACATCTCGACAGGAATCCTGTCGTCCCTGACAGACACCTACGATGGCCTGTGGATCATCACTGAGGTGGCACATAGCGTGGTCAACGGGTCTTACCAGACGAAGCTCACGCTGATTCGTGATCGGTACCGCAGGACTGACCGAAACGCAACGTACAGCTGGTTCTATCAAAGAGCCAGTAGGCCACGTCCTACAGCTCGACTAGACGAGCAAACAAGTAACTGGGTTTGCTCTTGGAGGGGTCGATGACCACTGCAATAGATTTCCCATTCAGGTTTGAGGGCGGGTCTCTGGCGACAACAGGCAACTACCAGAAGCTGGTCAGGAACCAACTGATCGACACCCTCATGACGAACTTGAGGGAGCGAATCATGAGGCCAGACTACGGAGCAGACATTCAGTCCCTGCTCTTCGCACCTTCCGACGAACTCAGGTGGAATGATACGTCGGCTATCATTCAGGAGCGCCTGAGCTTCGCAGTGCCCCGAGCCTTGATCGACTCGGTCACCGTTACTCCGGACAGCCAGAATCGGGAGATGGTCTACATCGAGGTCACCTTCCGAGTGAACGAGTTCTCAGAGCCTGAGAGGCTCACGGTGCCGGTCCGTGGAGGTAGCGGTGGCTGACGATGAAGTCCTGATCCTCGACTACACCGCCCGAGACTTCGACGCCATTCGCTCGATGCTGGTCGGCATCGCCCGTGGCAAGTTCCCCGAGTGGCGCACCATCGGCGAGGCCAACGACTTCGGTACGCTGCTGCTGGAGCTGTACGCCTACATGGGCGACGTAGCGCACTTCTACGTCGACCGGGTCAGCTCAGAGGCGTTTCTGGGCACGGCCCTGCGCCGCCAGTCAGTGCTGTACATGGCAGAGATGCTCGGGTACGTCCCGATGGGGCAGCTGGCTGCAGTGTGTGAGCTGAAGTTCAAGCTGGACTCCAACTACATCCTGCCCGAGGACGCTACGGAGTTGGTGATCCCGGGCGGCACGAGAATTGAGACAACATCGACCAACGATGAAATTGCCCCGATCTCGTTCGAGACGGACTACTCGGTGTCAATCGTGCCGGGCGGCACCGCCACGGTATCGGCGACAGAGGGCAGGACCGTCAGAGACATCCTGCTCGGGGTCTCCAAGGGCACGCCCAACGGCTCCTTCTCGCTCGGCCAGACCGGGGTCATCAGCGGGTCGGTCGAGATCTCCTCGCTGGAGGGCGGATCAGTCGCCACCTCCCCGCAGTACGTGAAGTGGTTCGAGACGCCCGCAGTAGTCACCGGGCGCCCCACTCAGTCGGTGTTCTCGACATGGATCAACGAGGAGGGAACTGCCTACGTCCTGTTCGGCGACAACGCTTCCGGGCGTATCCCTCCGGTTGGGGTGGAGATCCGTGCCACCTACCGCTATGGAGTAGGTGCAGCAGCCAACTCACTCCCGACCAACTCCCTGACAGTCATCACCGATCAGACCCTGCCGATCGAGGTCCTCACGGTGACGAACGAGGGGCCGCCCTTCGGCGGCACGAACGCCGAGTCGATCGAGTCGATGCGTTTCTCGATTCCCCGGGCAAACCGGGTCCGGGAGCGAGCTGTCACCCTCGATGACTTCGTGTTCCTGACGCTTCAGGTGCCGGGGATCGCCAAGGCCATGGCCTACGGAGAGATCTACTCGTCAGTCAACATCAAGGTGGCCCCCGTCACCGGAGAAGTCTCCCCCACCGTGATGGCCCAGCTCAAGCGAGACGTGATCGACTACCTCGAAGACAAGATCCTCGTCGGCTCGAAGGTCTTTGTGGAGGACTTCCTCTGGAAGCCCGCCTACGTCTCGATCGACGTGCATGTCCTCGACGGATTCTCTCAGGACGAGATCAAGGCCAGCGTCATCTCGACAGTCACAGAAGCGTTCAAGTTCGAGTCCTTGGACTTCGGTCAGCAGGTCACGGTGGGGCAGGTGTACCGGGCCGTCATGCAGTTGCGCGGCATTGACTGGATTGACATCACCGCCATGAACTTCGCAGGCCCCAGCGCCACTACCGTGGTGAACCTCGTCCCCGCCCGTGACGAGATCGTACGAATCCACCCGGGCACAGCACCGTTCGATGTCGACCCATCAGGGTTGAAGGTCACGATGTACGGAGGTACCTCGTAATGCCAGAGTCTGAACCGCCGGTCTTTCCGGTCATCGTCTCAGCAGAGGCGTCCAAGAGTGAGCAGGTCTTGCGAGTGCTGGCAGCGCTCGCCAGCTACGACCCCGAGGCTCGCCGTACGGTCATGTCAGAGCACCCTGCTCTGAACATGCCGGTGTTCACCGGAGATGGCTTCGAGCTGGACCTCCAAGCGATGGGCGTCGGGCCAGACTGGCTGGATGAAATGATCGCCGCCATCGACGCAGCAACCCAGTGCCTGTCGTGGATCGACGGGGCACCGACCTTCGTGCCGCTCGAAGCCGAAGAGGAGCCTGTCTGATGTCCATCGCAACCACTCGCTACCTAGCGCCCACTCCAACCAACGGTGTTTATTGGCTCATGGAGTCCGGCAACTACCTAGTTGCAGTAGACGCGGCGCCCGTGGGCAACGGGCAGCCGCGAAGCATCGCTGCCTTCAACCTGACCAACAACACTGCCCGAGTCTGGCCGCACTTGAAGGGGCGGCTGTCCAGTGGGTGGGGGAATGGGTACCTGTACCCGGGGACTCTGAACGGAATAACCCACAATGGGTACGCATGGATATTTCAGGGTAGCGGGAACAACGACTTCGCGTTCTACCGATTCAACCCGGCAACTGGAAGTGTGGTCGCCAGTGCCACTGCGACAGGTTGGACAGGAAACGGTCTATATTACGCCGCTTGGTGCTACTTGGTCGGGAGCACCGTGTACATGTTCAGTTCATACTACAACTCGAGTTACGCCACAGTGCCAGTCAACAACCTGATGACTCCGAACCTGACTTCGGTGAACTATGTCATGCCCAGCGCCGGTGTTGTCGGTTCGCAGTCCCATGTCACGTACGCTCCCGTCTACCACGACGGATTCTTCTGGGCTTACCACGTAAGCCCTGCAGCCGGAGATTGGCTGGGAGCTTCTGGGTTGTGCAAGATCAATCCTGCCGCTGCTCCCAACGCTACGAACATGACGCGCGTCGGTGGTACCGTGCCCGCCCCCACAACCAACCTTGTGATCTACGACGGCTGGATCTACTACGGAAGTGGCGGCTATCTCTGGCGAGTCAACATGACGACTGGAGAAGCCGAGTCGTGGACTACGAACTCTGGCTCCATGTTCTCCGGGTTCCTCGGTAGCGATAACCGGATCTACTTTCTCGACACGAGTACAGGGCTTCTTGCGTTTGACCCTGTCACGTTGCTGTACCAGTACACTGCAGATGTACCCAATGTAACGGGATCTGCAGATTACGGTGGCTACAGTCCGATCCTGAAGAGGTCGAACGGGCAGATCTGGCTGGCGTCTGTATCGCCTGCACCGTGGCCAGAGTGAGCAGCTGACCCATGCCAGCGTCGTTCACTGGCGGCACCGAGACGACGATCACCGTCAGCGGCGTTCGCTACAGAATCCACACCTTCACCTCGTCGGGCACCTTCACCATGGTGTCGCCGGGCGAGGTGGAGTACCTCGTCGTGGGCGGGGGCGGCGCTGGCGGGTCTCACAACGCTGCTGGGTTGGGTGGCGGCGGCGCTGGTGGACTGCTAACTGGCTTCACCAACCTGACGGGCACGCAGACCATCACGGTCGGCGCTGGCGGTACCGCCACAACCGATCAAGACGGAGGCGACGGCAGCAACTCCTCGATCGGCTCACTGTTCGTAGCGATCGGCGGTGGCGGTGGCGCAGGCCCGACACCCGGCAACGGTCGCTCCGGCGGCTCGGGTGGCGGCGCATCGAACTGGCGGGCCAGTTACGGCGGCGCAGGGGCGGGGACCGCAGGACAGGGCAATGCGGGCGGCAACGCCAACTCTACGACCGGTCGAGGCGGAGGCGGCGGCGGGGCGGGTAGCGTAGGCGGCGATGGCACAGGCAACGTCGGTGGCGGCGGCGGCATCGGTTCGACGTCGTTCATCACTGGCACTGCCGTCGTTTACGCAGGCGGCGGCGGTGGCGGCGATGATGATGCGGTCGCATTGGGCGGTTTGGGTGGTGGTGGCAACGGCGCTATTCCGTCGGTCGCCGCTACGGCTGGCGCAGCGAACACGGGCGGTGGCGGCGGTGGCGGCTACACCGGCAACGGGGCCAACGGCGGTTCCGGCATCGTCATCATCCGCTACGAACTTGAATGGGAACTGGACACTCAGACCTCTGGCTCTTGGGTCCGACTGACCTCCCTGCCTGATTGGAATCCGAGCACTCAGACCTCTGGATCGTGGGTTCAGCTCACCTCGCTTCCGGATTGGAACCCAACCAGTCAGGGCCAGACCTCTGGGTCGTGGGTCCAGCTGACCTCCCTGCCGGGTTGGAATCCGACCAGTCAGAGCCAGACCTCTGGCTCGTGGGTCAGATTCACCTCTTTCGAGTTGATCGGTCGGCTAGAGCTTCCCTCTGCTGTTGCCGTCAGATCCAGCATTCCGACGCCGCAGACAGCTGATTACACCCCTCTCCCTCCTCTCCCGGATACTGATCCCGGAAACCTGCTTTCGAGGTACAGCAACGCCCCTGCCTTCCAGACCCGTCGCCAGATCTACGACGGCGACTTCGTGCGAGGTCCCGGCGGCTGGAAGTCCTTCCTGCGCTCCGGCACGATCCTGCCAGAAGGTCTGGACGAGAGCCTTCTCGTCAGCCAGCCCTACGAGTACGACGCCATCAAGCTGTGGTGGGGAGTTCCGCCGGAGGCAACCGGGTCGTGGACCTACATGGCGCTGGTGCGCTCGGGGTTCGGCCATCCCTCGACCCCCTCTGATGGCGAGGTGATCCTCGGACTCGACGGGAATCGTCCAGATGACGAGGTGCCCGGGGCAGTGGTCGACTCGGGTCTGCCACAGGGCCGCTGGTTCTACTACACGCTGATGTTCAAGGTCGGCACCCGGTGGTACCCGGTCCAGCGCACCGAGAACGTCGTGCCGATCGACTACGCACACCGGGACGTGCTGTACAACGAGACGCCGCCCTTCTACCAGCGTGTCGATGCAGAGCGATATGCCGGGACCAACGCATCCATGCTGGGCCGGTGGTACTCGCTGATCGGGTACGAGCTGGACCTGCTCCGGACTCTGACTGAAGGCGTGGAGGACATCTACGACCCCGATACATCTCCGCAGAGCTTGCTCGATGCGCTGGCTGTGCAGAACCTCGGCCTCACCAAGAGCGACGCTCTCGGGGACATCAGGCATCGTGGAGTCGTAGCCCAGTACGGCACCCTTCTCCCCCAGCGAGGAACTTTCGGCGGCCTCAGAGAACTCGTGAGGGCCGCTACTCAGTACGAAGCTCGGGTCTCCCCCGGGCGTAACCTGCTCCTGCTGGGTGACGATGCCCGCTTCGCAAAGGGGAAGGGCAACTGGTCGCCGTCGCACTACGGGCTGAACCGTGCGCTGGAGGACTGGCGCGACATCGAGTACTCCCCGACAGCTGCCACCGTCACGTCCCGGAAGCTCACGTTCACCCAAGGAGCTTTGGAGGCGGAAGACTACCCAGAGGACCTGCTCCAACTCCCCAAGCCTGTGTCGACTTGTACGGAGATCATCGCAGGGGCCGGGTCCACAGAACACTTGGTAGTGGCCTGTGGTGCTGGCCAGCAGATAACGGTGCAGGCGCTGGACGTCGAGACCGCTTCTCAAGCTCGTCCCGATTCCCTTTCATACACCGAGTTCCAGAACCTTCCCGCCAAGAGTCGGGTCGTCTCCCGAGAGAAGATCTTCCAGCTGACTCACCTCAACCCGGTCACCAGAGGGATCGTGGTGAACGAGGAGACGGAGTACTACTTCTCGTTCTGGATGGGCGCTACGTCAGCGAGCACGGAGAGCTACCGGGTCAATTTCGGGCTGGCCTTCTACGAGCGGGACCTTCCCTCGGCAGGGTTCAGCGACGCCTTCACCTTCTCCGGTTTCGAGTCCTATGGGCAGATCGAGCCGCTCTCGATGCAGGTCGTCAAGGGGGCCACGGTCTCCGATGGAGAGTGGCACCGGTACACCATGTCGGCCGAGGCCCCGGAAGACGCTCGCTACACTGTTCCGGTCATCTGGGTCACGACGCCTACCGGGGGCAGGATCGCCACCAAGAGGTACCTGTCGGCCGCCATGGTGAGTGAGGCATCGAAGGCTGACGCCGGAGAGCTGTTCCGGCCCGACTTCTACTTCCGAGTGACCGAGAACAACCCCAACTACCGTATGGGTTCTGGCAGCAACAAGGTGATCGGGGAGCCACGGACGTGACGATCAGTGCGGCGTTCTCGAACTGGGCAGCGGCGAACTTGCCGTCAGTGACGTGGGAAGGCAGCGACGCCATCAGGTTGACCCCGCTCGTCCGCAGCGCCAACGTGCGGACCATGCAGGATGACCCCATCGAGATCCCGTACAACACCCTGACTCAGCTGCTGGCTGCCCCGGGGTGGCAGGCGATCTCTGGGACTCAGGCCAATGCCGGAGTGTCAACCGCTGCAGCGTCGGTGATCTCCTCCGGAGCGCTCACCAAGATCGGCGGGACCCTTGGGTTCACCTACGCCAGTGACACCCCCACCATCGCCACCGGGTTCGCCTTGTCCATCAACCGGGCTGCGCCAAACGACAACCTCATCTGCGTCTTTCAAGCCGAAGGCCCGGTGTACCTGACCGGAGACCCTGACGACAACCTGAATCAGGCGAAGATCAACCCCATTGCAGGTGACGGCGGGTACCTGTTCTCGTACCTCACGAACCTTGAGAACGGCAGCTGCAACCCCCAGCTCGGTTCGATCTCCATCGGAGTGCCGAGCCTTGAGTGGGAAGATGCCAGAGCTGCCCACGTCTGGATGTTCCCGCAGCGGGTCAACTACGCCGTCAACCCTTCGTTCGAGGCAAGCGGGCAGGGCCTCAAGCCCTACGGGTGGAGGTCCAACGCCACGATGACCAAGGAGCGCGGCGGTATCCGCCCTCCGCAGGGGATGACCCCCCAGTCGAGGCAGTTCTGCGTACGCCTCACCGGGTCGGCCGACCCGAAGATCATCGAGTCGTCCGTGTTCCCCGTTCAGCGGGAGGTTCAAGGGACATGGTGGTCACTGGAGGCAGCGGTGTCGGGGCAAGGGCAGGCCCGCATCGGCATGGTCTTGTGGCCTGAGGATCTGCTCCAGCAGTCGACCGTCTACTACCACACGGGATGGTTCGACCTGCAGTCCAGCTTTGAGTATGAAACCCCCGCCAGCCCCACTGACGAGGTCATCAATCAAGGGGAGTTCAGAGTCCTCAAGGCTCTTGTGCCATCGCCAGAAGATACCTCGCAAGCGATGTTCAGGCTGGAGTTCGAGGGTACCGGAGACGTGTGGGTCGACAACGTGCTGGTCGAGCCGAACGAAGCGCAAGCCGGGTACTTCGATGGGGACTGGGAGTTCGGTCAGGTGGGTGATTACTCGTGGTACACGGGCACCGGTCTGCAGGACGTGAACGACCCACACAAGACTTACAGCCTGTTCTACAACAACCGCAAGGCGCTCAAGGACGAGCTGTTCCCCATAGAGGGCGGGGGTCAGTACACTGCTGTGTCGTGGGTTCCAGAGGGCGCTTCAGTAGTGCCGCACTGGGATGATGTGTTCGGCCACCGTCAGGCGACATGGACCAAGGACATCTACATCCCGACCCCTGACTACTCGAACACCTCGATCGTGACCACTCTCGGCAGCTCAGTGCCGATCTCCCCTGAGGACGACTGACCATGGCATCCATTCCAGACCGTACGTGGGCCAACCTTGTTGCCGGACTCGGTGACAACAACGACGGAGCCATCACCGAAGAGGACGTCAGGGCGATCACTGCTTACGCCCGGCACAGCTCGTTCGAGCAGGCGTTCGAGGGGCAGACAAGCGCCCTCGACTCCGCCTCGTGGGGCAAGCTGCCGGACCCTGATGACAACGTGCCGTACCTGAGAATCCAGAGCCAGCGAGCTACTGCGGTGAAGGCGTACCAGCACTACACCGGCCATCTGGCAGAGGTCGCCAACCTCGGACCTCGCTACATCGAGGGGGACCCGGAAGAGGATGGGCCGGTGCAGCCCCGGCAGTTCACCGTGGACTGGTCGATCTCCATCGAGACGCCGAACGACATCAAGTGGGGAGTGTCCCTCTGGCGGCTGGCCAAGGACGCCACATGGCCCGGGACTGGCGACGTATGGCCCACGACTGGTGTCAACGCTGCATCCCTGCCGGTTGCCTTCAGCTCGTCCCTTCTCAAGGTCGAGAACGGAGTCAACATATGGGGCGCTACCGGGTCGGGAAGCACAACTCTGACCCTGAACCCGGGCGACACCATCGTGCCAGTGCTGGAGTACCTCGGTAGCTTCGAGTCGACAGGCTCCGCCCCCAGAGGAACGATCAAGGCATTCACCACCAAGGTGACATCCTCCAGCCCCGTACAGGGTAACTGGCAGACGACTCCCTCTCTCGGCACCGTCGCCAACCTGTGGGATGTGACCAAGGGGTCCTCGGCGCGTGCGATTGCTGCCGCCGAAACCGACCTGATCCCGACAGGCGGCAGCCGTCAGACCGTGAGAGTGGTGCCTCCTACAGAGCCGCTGCCAACTTCCGGCAACTACAACGGCAGGCTCCTGTGGGAGGAAGCCACGGGCCACATCAAGGCATGGAAGGACGGCAACTGGCTCACCTACGTCCCTTCCACAGTGAAGGCCGGGGTCGTCACGGTGACCCACATCTCAGGCCCGGTGTGGTCATGGACAGGCTCAGGAGAGTTTGCCAAATTCGAGCAGACCGGGCAGCTGGTCCAAGTTCGCATGCGAGGTCTGTACTCCGCCGCTGGTTCTGGGGGCTTCTCACGAATTGACATCAGAGGCATGCCCGCCCCCTTCGACGTCGACCTGAGAGCTGCCCTGTTCGGGCAGCTGGAGGACGCCTCCGCAGTAGGAGCTGGCCGGTACCCGGTCAGCGGCCTCGTCAGCTACACGCCCGGAGCATCGCCGTACATCTCCTTGAGGCCCTCCACCGACGCCAGCGAACTGACAGCTACCAGCCCTATCACGCTGGCCTCCAACGACTCCATCGTCCTTCAGTTCAGCTACATCACTTCAGAGCGCCCCTGATCGAGGGCACGAACAACACCACGGGAACGAACATGACGCTGACCACATGGGGCCGAATCCGCCACACGATCACCGGCTGGCAGTTCTACACCCTGCCACCCGCAGAACGAGTCGACGTGTGGCGCGACCGCAGCGAAGTACACGCCGCAGTCGACTTCGACTGGCCGACCTCGTTCCACACCGTCACCCTCGGCGGGCAGACACCGTGGCGGGCAAGCAGCCACGGTGTCGGCATGGGCACCCCGATGCAACACGGCACCACCGCCACCCGACCTCTCACATGGGGCTACGCACAGTGGGGCATCCAGAACCACACGACGATCCCCCGGCCAGCATCCGGCTGGTACTGGACGACCGGCTACCCCAACCCTCTGTTCGACAGGCACTGCGTCGTCGCCGCGCCCGACGGAGCGGTCCATGAGATGATCCAACTCGACCCGTCTGCTCCCCGCCGTTCGTTGCCGTGGCCGAACCAAGCGTTGTCGTGGTCGAAGTGGGTCGACGGCAAACTCGTTGACGGCAAGGCATGCACCGTGATCGGCGGTCCGATACACGCCTACCTGTGGACTCCGTGGTCGTCGCTCGGCCCGCATGTCCAACGGCTGGTGCTGCACGACTACGTCGGCGGCGACGGCGTGTTGACCGTCGGTCCGCTCGTCGGGACTCGTTGGCGGCTCCGCCCCGGGTCACCGAGCCATACACGCAACCTGTTGTTGGGTGGCGAAGCAGCTAGTCGTGCCGAGGCGCTGGTCCGGTACGGGTGTGTCCTCGGCGACCGGTCGGGGTATGTCGACGCGCCGACCGAAGCGCGGGCGGTGGGGCGGCGACCGCAGCCGTCGGACCTGTCGATCCAACCCGGCGCACAGTGGCGTGACACGAACATCGCTGCGTTTGCTGTGGACGTGACCGACCTTCAGCTGGCCACCCACGTAGCGTGAACGCTACAGCCGACTACTTGACGATCCAGCGGTTGCGGCCGTCAGTGGCCTTCTTGAGGAGCGGGCAAATGAAGGTTCGTTCTCGCTAGGACTTCCAAGATGTGCTGCTGCACTGCAACGAGGTACAAGGAGAAAGCCCGAGCGTTCTCCTCGCCCGCTCGGCCGGACTTGAACCGGATCGAGACGTTGTCCCACACCAGCTCCGTGTAGTCGGCCCAGATCCGCACCTCAGGCCAGTCGAGATGGTCAAGCTCGACCACCCCACTGAGAGCGGGCTTCGACTCTGAGACGTCGAACTGATCAAGACTCACTTCATTTCCTCCAGCTTCTTGCGCGCAGTGTTGATGGCCCCAGAGATCTCCGTCAGCAGGTCGCCCAGCACAACAGAGAGCGTGGGCGCAGCAGGACTGGAGGGCTTGACCGGCACCTCGATGCCCTCGACCCGGATCGTCTCCGGCGCCGCAGTGACGCTCTCGACCTCTTCCTCCAGAGCGTCGAGATCGAACCCGTACGGCTCGGCCCCCTGCTGGTCAGCGAACTGCTGCAGGATGGCAGTGACGATGGATGCCTTGGAGCGCCAGTCGGTCGGGGTGGCGTTCACGCTCTTGGCAAACGCCTTGAGTTCGGTCCGAGGGAGGGCCTCCAACTCGGCCGCCGTCGGGGCAGCCTCCGACTTGGCATCAGGAGCGGCCTCCTCGACCGGCTCAGGAGCGGCCTCCTCGACAGGAGCCTCCTCCTTGAGGTCATTCAGAGCGATGTCGAACATCTGGGCATTCATGGCGAGACAGGTGACCCCATGGGGAAGCGCTCGGTCGATCAGAGCCTCCAACCACTCATCCACCGACTCATCTTCCGAGTTGGAGAGCAGAGCCGCAATCGTCACGTCAGGCAGGGCGCTCAGGAACTCGCTGTCGTCCCACAACACCACGTCGTGAGCGAGGGTGTCCAGCTTCTCGTCCAAGCTCCCTCCGAGCGTCTCATCCACCAACGCCACGACAAGCGAGGGGACCTCCAGCTCCTCGGCCATCTGCAGAACCGTCTGCCCAACCGCCTGACGAGTGCCGGGACCCACCACGTAGACGACCTCGGTCGG